GAACATCATCACCATAATGGAGAAGAATCCAATGGTCACTGCACCAGCCAGCAATGGCGGCATCATTGACCTGGTGGCTGATTGCATATCCCTTGCGGATTTCCTGTCCTCAACCTCCAGCTTCTCAAAGTTCAAGCCGAGTTCCTGCGCTTGCTTTTGCAACTCAATCTCAGCCAGTTTGACCTGGGCAATCTGGTCAGCGGTGAGCTTGTTGTTGGCAATCAAGTCACCAACTTTTTCCTCATCCACGCCAATGGCCTTGGAGATAGCCGATACTGCCATGCCAGCCAATGGCCCACCAAGCGCGGTGGCAATCGTTGGTGCAATCTGTTTAAGCCAATCCATAGTGAGACTCCTAAGAGGTAAAAATGACTCGCCCATGCAAACTAGACACTCGTTGGTTCAAACGCGAACTCCAACCCGCACAACGCACCATTCTATTGGCTGCGGGTATGAACGACCTGACGCAAGGCTTTGAAGAACTCTTACTCATCTATCGTCACCTCTGGGCTAAAGGGTATCGGCCTGGTATGCCGTTGCAAGACATTAAGGTAAACAAGAACCGCTAAGAAGGCTATTGCTGGGCTTCTTGGACGGCGCCACGGGCAGCGCCTGAAGTAATGTCATTGGCAGCATCTGCCACCCATTGGATACCGTACTTTTTCCCAATTTCTATAGCGTCTTGAATTTTTTTCTGGTCTAATCCTGAAACACGAGGCTGTACGGCTTGAAAAACCTTGACCGCATCACTTGGATTTAGTAGTAATTCTTTGAGTTTTACTTCCGTAGCCGCAGACGCTTTTTTAGCCCAAAACTTGCTAAATGTAGATGTTACAGCATACGTCAATCCTGATACAGGGTTGAATATCCTTGAAAGTATTTGTTCTGGTGGAAGCCCGGTCACCATTTCAAAACCAGTTTTTGGTACTGTTTCACCCTTAAACGCTACGTTACTTAGGTCGCGTGTCATTCGGTCAGAAACTGTTACAAAGTCTTGCACCTTCTGGGCGTAAGTTGGCCCAAATACACGGTTAAACACAGCCGCTTTATTACGGTCTGCCAACAGAGCAATTGGGTCTGCGGAGTTAACTAAATCATCCAACATAAACGATCTTGCCGCATTAACCGAATCTTTGTTAGCGCCGTACTGCTGCATGAATTTGTTGGTGAAATTAACATCGCCGTACATCTTAGAAACTAACTCTTGAGGACTGTTAACACCTTGGGCGCTGATAATTTGTTCGCCAGCTACACGTTTAAAATCAGCGTTAAGACGAGTACGTTCAGCTAACAACTTCTGTACGTCAGTAGTTGCGCTTTGCAATTCATCGCGTAAGCCGGGCACTAACGAAACGCCGCCGTCATTCTTTTTAAGCCATTTGGCAGCAGCTTTAGGGTCTAAAACATCACCTTTAAGTGCTGCGTTTGTAAAGCTATCTAAGAAAGCTGATCTTGCCAATTGCAAACCTTCTTGACCAGTAGCAGCAACAAACTCAGAAACATTAGATTTATTTCCAATGATTGCGGGGGCTATTTGTTCAACAAATTTCTTACGGTCAACTGCACGCAAAGTAGCCGCATCAAAAGGCAATCCAATTTTTTGAAGGTATGCTTTGTCAGCGTTGCGATACGCGCTCACAAAATCAGGGTCAAGACTGTCAATGTGACCGCCAACACGCTGCTTCAATTCACTCAACAGCCGAATTTCAGTCGGCACATCTGTTTTGCTCAATTGACGATTGATTTCGCGCTTGAGCGAATCCAAGTCTTGAATAGTGGCTTCTTTAAATTGAACACCACCCGGCGTCATTGGCTTGCCTTCTGCCGTCAGAATGGCGCTTGGCTCAACGGTTGTAGGCCGAAAATTTGCGCGGACTCGGTTGTAGATTGATGGGAACGTCTTAAAAATGTCAGATGCTTGTTCACTCGCTACAAATTTGTAAATATCATCTACAGATGAAGATGGCAGCGTTACATTTTTAGATTGAGCAATGTCAAAAGCCTCTGTGTACAGCGGTTTGACTTCAGCATAGGCTGCTTTTTCTTTTTTCTCTACTAACTTAGCTACACGTTGACCAAATACATTTGGGTCAATTGATTGGTCTTTGTAAACATCGGCAATCTGTTCATCTATTGACTTGACCCGGCGAACTTGCGCCTTAGCCAAATCTGTTCCGACAGCGGTAACGGCTACTTTTGTGGGGTCGCCAAATAAGCGAATTTGATTAGCCGTTAACGCTTGCTTGGCTGCTTCGTATTGAGCGCCGTATTGAGCGCGAAATACAGGGTCACGCGCCGACAAGTTTTGAATGAAATTGTTGATAACCGGGTTATCAGCAAGCATGGCCGATATTGGCATTTTAATTTCAACTCCGCCCGGCGCTTTAAGAAAAGCACTTTCTTGCGCTTTAGCAGCGTCGGTTAGTGTTTTCATAAAGTTAGGGTCAGCAGCACCAGCAGCAACAAAAATGTTGCTGATGCGGCTGTCTACATCTTTAAGTAGTGTGTCTTCAGGGTCTGCCCCTCTTACTTTATCCCATTGACCTTTGGCTAAATCATAGGCTTTGTTTCCTAATGGCCCTGCTTTAAGCGCAGTTCCCGCGCCGTAGGCTGCGCCGCCACCGCCAAACAAACTACCAAAAAAGCGGCCTGTACCCGGCATATCAACTTTGCCGCCAGCATATTCACCGCCCATGCCACCAGCTTCTGCGCCGCTGCCAACAATTGTTTGCTCCGCAGGACGCATAGCAGCTTGCCCAAACATCCCCATGCGCTTAACTGCCGCTAGTGGCGGAAACGCATACGAAAGTGGGTCTGTTGTGGCCTGTAAACCGCCAGCTAGAATCTTCTCTCCGCCGGTCTGCGGCTCGGCGCCAGTGGTGCCAAGCGCGCTCATAATGCTCTTATAGACCGGCTGTTGCGCTGAAGAATATACTTCTCCAGGCGAACGCATAGGCTCTGGTGGGCTTGGATTACGCAATGCTTGGATTAGTTGTGGTATGCCAGAACCTTGACCAGCAGAACTTTCACCATAAAGAGCGCCCAACCCAGCAATTATTCCTGGGGTTGACGCCAAGCCTTTTCGTAACGCTTCTACTCGGTAATCGCCTGAAGGCGGCGGCGCATTTTCTTCAAGAGAAAATCCTGGAGGGAGCGTAGATGACTGCTCTAAAACAAATCCTGCTGGTAGTGCCATGCTGTTACCTCACTGGAGACCAAGTTGAGCCGCCATCTGTTGACATGATACGCTGTTTGGTATCTGGGTTTACAGCATAGATCGGTGCCCTAGCCGCTGCCTCGGCTTGCAATTGAGGGAACTTTAGGGCTTCGTTAACTGCATCTGGGTTATACCCTGGTGAGCGCAATGCCATAGCCTTCTGTTGGTCAACTTCTCCTTGCGCTTGCTTTCTTGCAACAGTTTGTATAGCTTGCAAAGTAGAGCGAATCTTCTTTTGCGTGTCGGCAGTAGGAGTGCTAGAAAACACAGTTGACAAATAATCTGCTGTTCCGCCAAGCAAACTTGGGTCAGCACCGGCAGCTTTTAATTCTTTTTGGCTTAGATCGCCTGCACCAGAAATGGCTCTAGCAAACTGAACTTGGGCAGCACGATAGGCCGCAAAGTTTGAAGTTGCTAACGAATCGTTAATCGCCGTCAACGCCTGTTCAGTAGCGGTAATTGTCTTGAGTTGAGGTTCAATTGTGCGCTGCACAGATGCTCTGAACGCTGGGATATCAGCCAAGTTTTTATCCCCCGGCATGACGTTCTTAACTTCAATTTTTGGTGCTCTTTTGGCCTCTTCTGCCTCTACTTTCCTGTTAACGACTGCCCGTTGCGCCGGTGTTAATTTATCAAATGTTTTGTCGTATAACTCTTGGGCAATAGCAGTCCTATCTCCACCCACTGCTGGCGGCGTAATCTCTTTATCAGCGTATTGAGATTCTTTTTTAATTGCGTTATCGTATATTGCAATGCGTGGATCGCCAGCAGGCAATTTATCTCGGTCTTTTATTAACTTTGCTAATGGAGAATTTAATTCAGTTAACCGTTTTATTTCCTCGTCAATGCCTTTTATTGTGTTGGTAACTCTGTTAACGTCACCTGGTTTAGTTGGGCGTTGACTTGCAAATATTCGTCTGTCACTTATTAGTTTTTCCAATTTGCTTTCCAACCCCATTGCACTAGCTACAGGCGCTGGCGCTGCTGTCAAATCAGATGGCAGTTGAACTTGAGGGCCAGTGTAGTTTTTTATTAAATCTAAATCTGCTTGAGTAACAAACTTCTGTTCCATTTGTCCAGCAGGTACTTGGTCTTCTCTACGCTCTGGATTCTGAATAATACTTCTGCGTAAATACGGGTCACCAATTTTAGCTATTGGTTGAGCAGGCGCGGGAGTCATAGCCACAGGCGCAGGCGCAGGCGCAGGCGCAGCAGAACGCGCAGGAGCGCCCCCATAAACACGAAACGCCTCATCCATATTTTGACTTTCGCGCCGTTGAAACGCAGCGTCACTAGCCTGCAAAATCTTCATTGC